ATAAGATTAGGGTTACGGAACTCATCGATATGAATCGTCTTGTGCGGTTCATTCCAAGTAGCATACGCTACCCAATCGTTTGGTTCTATTCCTTGATCCCAGCAGGTGCTTCTAGTTATTTCAGTCATAATATTTTAGTTTAGCCAAAGTGAGTGTCGGTGGGTATACAACCAATGAACGGTCAATAAAACAAAACTCATAGTTGACATACCGAAAATAAACATCAGTAACAAGTAAAAGCCAATAGCACTGAAAACTTTAAATGACGGTCTTTTCCATTGAATGAAATTTTTCTTAGCCTTTTTCTTACTGCTCGGGTTTCTGCTTTCTAGAATAGCACGAACCTCCGAAATGATTGAATCCGGATTAGTGAATCCAAACATCGGCAAAAAGAAAAAGGGCGTGTTATTCTCGCGCAAGAAGTCTGCACCCTGAATCTCAAATGCAGCATATCGAGCTACTGAACACGTAAAAAGATTTTCCTGCGTAAGAAGATCAGCGTGATGTCCTGCTAATTCCATCTTCTCATAATCACATTTATGAGCCATGATCGCAGAAACCTGAGCCTTCGTTTCAGCATCAGAGTAATGTTCATCGTGTTCCCATAAGTTTGGTTTCGCTGCACACAACGCACCTATAACATTACCATGATCTTCCGGAATCATCTTCATGAGATAGCACAAAAATGCTTCGACAGATTTAGTTTTAGGTCCGTACTTCATTCGGCCCGTCCGCAGCGCCTCTCATCCTCAATGAATTCTTCATATTCTTGATCACGAGCAGCATTCCATCCACGCATAAATTCTTTATAGTCGTTGATATCTTCGGGTCGATATCCGTTACCCGAATAGAAGGCATTGTGCCCTTCAGAAAAGTAATTGCGTTGTGTCATATTACATCACCTGCGAGTCATCAAAGGAAAACATCTGTGGAGTATCGAATTCGGTACCTTTGGCAAACACCACCGTATCCCAATCCATAACCATAGATTTGGCTCGACCGTCCCAAAAACGATGGATGAAATCGGGCTTGCCAAAAAAAGCACAGGCCCTGGTGAATTCATCACCGTTAAATCCGACGAAATGTGTGCAACTCTTTTCCATAATTCATAGTATCAAAAATTGTAGATGTAGTCAACCTCTTTATCCAAAATAAATGCCCGACGAATCGAGCATTTATCCCCCTTACCGGTTGGGTAGTTTATTTAGATGCAGTTGGTCGACTTTGATTAACAAAATCGTACATCTTTTGTGCAGTTTCTAGAACCTTGTCCAGTCCTGGAAATTCCGGAGCTTCAACCCGCGCAACAAGCTGACCGGTCTTCTCGTCCCGATACTGTTGCATTTCCCATCCCGCCCACTTCATGTTATATTCAGCTTGCACTAGGTCTTTTGCCATTGCAAGGACGTCGGTCCTAATTTCGTAGCCGTTCTTATTGAACTTTACTTCCGGTAAATTATGAATCTTATTTTCGCTCATTTGTGCGTTTCCTGTATTATATAGTGAAAATTGTAAAAACGACGAGAGATAACACACCGAGCGTAGCTCCGCCCGCTACTGCTACCTTACCGATCACGTCGTCTAAATCTAGTTGACAATTCTTAAACAATTTACTTACCTTTCTTTGAAGTTGGGAATAGAGTTTCGACCTGAGCCTGTGCGTTCTTGAAAGCATCTTCATAGAACTTTGGAGTAGACAATGTGGTCGCAACTTTGGTGCCAGCATCAACTGATGCATCTACAAACTTTTTGGTGTACTCGGTTTGAGCATCCACAAAATCAGTGAGAGATTTGGCAAGTCCTTCGTGCTTCACGAAAGTATCGACAGCTACCTTTTTAGCTGACTGAACCGTTTCAATAACGGTGTTGGCAAATAATTTATACATATTAGTTCCTTTCTGTGTCTGTTTGTAGTAAAACTACAGTAGTATTTATACTATATGTAACCGTGTTTTTAAAGTTATTTGGGTAATCGAATAGATTCCAAATAACTATTAGTATCACCGTACAGCGTCATCATCACTGCAATGCGATGATCGTATATTCTAATAAAAGGTTTTCTTTTTTTATCTACTATTTCTGTACCTAAATAGTACGGACATTTAATTTTCTTATCTAGCTCTAATGAATACATCGACCATCCGCCGGTCGATGGAGCCCCTGACAGGTCTTTGGGCCCATCAAATGGAAGATCATAATGCGCTATTTTGGCATACTCAAACGCATTGCGACCAGGATCAGTCAATCGTAGTCCACTACCAGATCGCCCTGTTGTCCACCAGGCAAACATCAACTTATCTACAGGGATATCCTTCCATGGACTATCAGGATCATCTCCTATCTCTGCAAGAATCTTTCTTGTGATTTCTTCTTTAGAATTAGGATAGGTCATCGGGATATACGGTTCTTCCGGAATTTAGAAAAACAACCGTAAATTTGTCGGTCCTGAACTGTGAGTTTAACTTTCGACATAGATTTCTAGCGTGTCCTGGATTAGAGAAACTAGTTTTCTTGTACTTAGGGGCAGCATCATCCTTGAGATAATGTGAGGATTTAAGATTGATAGGTTGATCATCATAGAATACTGCCCAAATACCTGAGGCTTCTACAATTTGATCGCACTTGTATGTTTTTTTATCTACATGTTCTAACAGAACATTAGGTTGCGTCCTGCTCATTTAAAGGTGCCTCCTTTTATCTCAATCTGCATAACCTCATTATCAATAGGACGCGCAACATTTAATTCATGTAGGTCAGCTAATAATTTAGCTACGTCATCACGCAATCCACGGGCTTCTGCGATAGGAAGAACCAAATCCTTATTAAGTTTGGCCTCAACCACTGCCATCTTGTCCAAAAATCGCTTGATGTGTATCATAACTAAGTATTTAGTGCCGCTTTAGCATCTTCCTCAGATTTGAACGGGCCCTTATAATTGTAGCGCTGAATGAAGATATACTTCGGACAAAACGATATAGTTTGAGTTCCATTTTGATCCATAACAAACCATCCGGCAGCATATTGGCACTTGCTCTTGTTAGTCTTAGTAAACAGATGTAATCCGCGTTTGATATCAAACACAGAGTTATATGTGCGAGCGGTTGTTGGATATTGCGGATACGGCAAAGCCGCCTTCGTCTTGTTAGACTTGAGCGGTTCAAACTTTATTTGTGTCTTTTTCTTTAATTCAGTAGCATTGTTAAACTGTAAAAAGTGACCATTGATCTGAACGCCGTACCCTGCGTTGTTTGCCTCAATGTTTCCTACTTTCTTTTCACCGTCTGTTACAATCCAGAATTGATTCTTAACGATTGGCTTAGCAATTAGCTCTGTCATTTTGTTAGTACGCTCCATATATATTCCTTTTCACTGAGACATATTTCCCTGTCAGGTATGTAGTCTATGAACTCAACTCCGTAGTAGGCCTTTTGCAAAAATAGAAACTTACCTGATTTTTCACATTTACGGAATGGGTTGTAGACTCTCCTTTGGTCCCAACGCCATTCAGACTCGCCGGTCATCCAGTCTTCATACATCATTCTGAATGGTCCTTTGTAATCAATTTAAATAGGTCTTTCTTGTGTTTAGGAGACCACAACTTAGCGTTCGGACCGCACACACTAGTAGCTCTGGTCATTCGACAGGATTCATATTCAGCCTTACTTTTTTGGGGGCCAGTCACTACATCCTCTTTCTCAACCGATTCCTTATAATTTTTGAGGCACTTGTAATCATATGATGGAGGATTTCCGAAATAAAAAACCATGTCTGCAAATGACACAGAACTATGCTTACAGTCCTTGCAGAGATATTCAGTGTGCTTGGTTTGGTTGTCACTCATGTAATGCTCCAGAATAAGGCTTGTTCAGCCATTTAGAGAAAGTTTCGGCTTGTTCAGAAATCTTATTAAGTTCGTACTTACCACAGAACTTCATCAGATGAACGCCGACCTGAGGAGTAATGTTAGTACGAACATCTCCGCGAATAACAGCATCGACCGCCTCTTTAATTTCTTGCGGTTGAGCAGTTAGATCGATGAGAGTACGATTACGCTCATAATCATCCTTAACACGGTGTTCGACACCGTTATGGTCAGTCCACCGTTGAAGCATCAGATTATTCCACTTGAAGCCCTGCTTCGTGCGGTCGTCAAATGCTTCCTTAATGCCTACTGTATTTTTACTTCCCTTTTCTCGCACGCCAGGATAAGCACTAAACACGTTATCAGTGGCGTCACCACGAATGATCTTCTTGAACAGCAGATATTCGGGGTCTTCCAAAAGCTTTTGTGTGCCGGACTTCTTGTCCTTAACAGGACGGCCACGATCATCATAGTAACCGTCAAGCTTGATCAGTTGACCAGCAACACCGTTGTACTGACTCACATTCTCGCTAATCAACTGCACAAAGTCAGTGTCAGACGACAGGATGTAGTGCTGATCCTCAGTATGCAGATGAATGAAGCGAGCGATAAGGTCATCGGCTTCTGCATTCTCGCAGCGAAGGACACTAGTGTTGGTCTTTTCACGAAGATAGTTAGTAAACGTTTCATACGTCTCCCAAAACATCTTGTTTTCTTCGACTTCGGCCTCAGTAGCATTAGTAGCTACTCGATTGGCCTTATAAGGAGCATAGAACTTCTTGCGCCAAGAACGTCCTTCAAGACAAAACACAACGTGGTCAATGTCAAACATGCGAACAGCCTGATTGACAGACGACAGCGTTAGGTGCATCGCCATCCCGATCTTTTCCCACGTGTCGCTATTGCGAGACGCGACGTGCCGAGCGCGAAAGAATGTGTTAGCAGTATCTACTAATGCATACTTTATCATCTATATCCTCATTATTTTCACTATAATACAATGATTATAAGATAATGTCAATGTTTAATTTGATAAGATGATCTCCGATGATAAATAAGACATATACTCCCGATTATAGGAACCCATTATGAATTATCTAATCGACTTTGCTACCACGTTATCTGATGCTGATATCAACGCATATTTAGCCGCTAATAACATGACCTCAGTAAAGGCATACACGACTTTCAAGAATGTACATCTTGTTTCCTCAGAGGTAGAACCTAAGGTCGATTCCTCAGTACTAAAAGTAAATTCTGATGATGGCAATGATATCAAACTTCTAGATTTTGATATCACAGTGACTCAACCAAAGAGCGAAGAATTAGATATACAGGTACA